ATTTCATTCAATATAATTATATCACGGAGTTATGATATCGCTCACAATGAGCAGGGAAGACTGGCGAACAGGTTCGATTCCTGAACTTCCCTTACTGCGTATGCAGAAATTTTATTTAAAAGAAAGGATGTATCATGACTATTGATTATTCTAAATTGAAAGGTCGCATTAAAGAAAAGTATGGTAGTCAGCAAGATTTTGCAAAGGCTATCGGTTTATCAGAAAAAATCATTTCTGATAAGCTCAATAATAAATCATACTGGAAGCAATCAGATATCGATGCCGCTACAGAACTTCTTGGTATTAAAAAAGAAGACATTGGTATTTATTTTTTTAATAAAAAAGTCCAAAATATTTGAACTTGAATAAAAAGAAAGGATTCAAAAATGAACAAATTAATTAAAATTTCGTCAAATGAAAATGACGAACAAGAAGTAACAGTTAAATCTTCACTTATCGAAGCAAATGAATTAATTAAAGCAGCCTTATCGGACTATGGAATTCAAAATGAAGACGGAGAACAAATCACTCGAAAAGAATTTGCTGACTTAGTAGGCCAAAAGATTTGGTTAGCTACTGATATTTTAGGGATTGAACTTGATTGAGTTTTTGGACAGTTGGTTTTTGCTTACAAAACACAAACTTAATAAAGCTTATCAAAAATTATCAGCGCTTATCATAACGATACACGCATAATTTATGGAAAATTATCAAAGTTTATCATAGGTTATTAAGTTAAGAATATTTGGAAAAAATAGACTTTATACGCATTGTACAATTTCAATAAATAGATATCTCTTTGTAATTAAAGAATGCTAAAGTTTCAATATCAACAGAGAGGAATTCATAAAACATGAATCAATTAGAAAATACATTAACTTCATTGGAAGTTGCAGAAATGGTTGGGCGTCGCCATGACCACGTATTGGCAGATATTCGCCAAATTATTAGTGATTTAGGAGAACCGAAAAGTGGGGGCTCATCTGAAACCATTGATATTAACACGTTTTTCGTAGAAAGTACCTATCGTTCAGCTCAAAATAAAGAGTTGCCTTGTTATTTAGTTACGAAACAAGGATGCGAAGTTTTCGGTAACCGTATGACTGGGGCTAAAGGAACGCAGTTCACCGTAGGTTATGTCGGTCGTTTCAACCAAATGGAGCAACATATCAAACAACAACCAGATATTTCAAATCTTAGCCCTGAACTTCAAATGTTTAATCAAATGTTTCAAGCAGTAGCAAACCAGGAGCAAAAATTGCTTGAAGTTAATGACAAAGTAGATAATATTTCTGAAATTGTTGCTTTGAATACTGCTAATTGGCGTAACGAAACAGGTAATTTCATTCGTAAAATTGCACTAAAGCAAGGAGGAGGAGTTGCCTTTAAAGAAATCAATCAACAAATTTATGCAGAAGTAGAACGACGTGGTGGTTTTAAGTTTAATATTCGATTGAGAAATATGCAAACCCGACAAATAGAAAAAGGCTATAGCAAATCTGCAGTTAAAAAACTTAATAAGCTTGATGTTATTGAAGCAGATAAAAAAGCTACTCAAATTTATATTCAAGTAGTTAAAGAGTTTGCTATTAAGTACCAAGTGGAACTAGCTTAGAAAGGAGTCCAGATGGAATATAAAGATGATGATTACTTGACTACTCAGCAAGTAGCGGAAAAGTTTTCCATCCATGACCAAACAGTTTATCGACGTAGAAAGGCAATGGAGCTATTTCCACAATTCAAGTCTGGTATTTTCATGAATGGACGTAGATTTCGATACAAAGAAATCAGAGATTTCATGCAGTTTGTAAATACTCCTGAGTATAAGCAAGAACTTAAAAAGCGCCAATCGGTTATCAAATGAAAAGAGGTACTCATGACTTACACATACATAGTCAACCCAGAAACGGGCGAAATCCTGTTTGACCTATTCCACGACTTAATCACACAAAACATTAGAGCAATCAAGCTCATTGCTAAGAAATTAAATGCGGTGCTCCGCTAGAAAAGAGAGATTTATGGAAAATGTAAAAATCAAAGTTGAAATTGAAGCGGAAGGGCTTGAAGAATTAAAAAACCTATCCCAAAAATTAAGGGAACAGGCATCGGAAATAGTAGATACTATTCATAAAATTAATAGTGTCCAATTAGAGTTGAAACTTAATCAATAAGAGAAAGTATTTCAAAATCATAATCATTATCTACGAGATAGAAATCATAGCTTTCTTCACTATCTAAAAATCGAACATTATAAAGTATATGCTTGAATTCACTTTTGATAGCTTCTCGTTCTTGAACAAAATTACTTAAAATTTGTAAAGCAAAAAGAGGAGTGTTAACCCAGCTAGGATTATCGTAGCTAATTGTAGAAGCTACAAAATGGTCGAAGTAAGAATTATAAATATCATCAAAACGATATTCTTTATGATATCCCACCCATGTTCCACGAGTATAGAATTTAACTGGAGAACCTTGCTCATCATAATTTATAAATTTAGCTGTAGCAAGCCTACCATTTAAATTAAAAACAATATTTTTATTAATTTTTAATCTCTTAAAAAGATATTCCAAATCTTGGACTTGTGAAAATTTCATCACTCATACCTCCTTTCCATAGAACTAAGCAAATACCGCAAATATCTGCTCACAGTAATTATAGCACTCGGAGGATTAAAACGCATACATATAAAGGGGAATAATGGAAACAACAATCATAAACGGACGTAAAGTTCGAGTGTTGCCAACATCAGTTGGACAAATCTATCATGATTTAATCAAACGAGAAAATCGTGGAGTAGTAGTTTTTGAAACTTGGCAACGTCCAGACGGAAGTCTTTACATGACTTCACGCAAAAAGAATAAACAAGAGCTTGCTGCTGATAAAGCTGCAATGCTTAACGAATGTATTTCAGACTGGAAAAAAGTTTGGAACTAAAAAAACCCGCACTAGGAATGCGGACTAAGACGTGATGTGTCTTTATATTTTAATACCTAGATTATATCACGTTTCATCAAAAATCAGAAACGGAGAACATTATGGAATTACAACTTATACCAGTAGATGGAGATGGACAAAGGGTTGACTTGAATCCATCAGCTATAAAAGATATGGATAATATCACACTTACAGAATTCTTAGCTCAAGCAAAGATTATAGCTGACCTTTATAAAAAGGGCGAAACTGAGGTTAAAAAGCGGCTTGATGAAGGACAACAATTTAATCGTTTGAGTTATGGTAAAGCAGCACAACAAAAGGTTTTAACCATGACTAATAAACAGAAATATGACTTAGTTAAAGCTCATGGTTGGGATTGTGTAGAGCCAATTACTTTAACTAAACTCAAGAGCAAGTTTGGAGATGGAATAGAACAAGAGCTTGAGCAGTCCATTGTTTATAAAGATAAGAAAGCACCTCTTAAATGGGATGCGTGAGGTAAATCATGGCAGATTATGAAGAACAAATGCTTGCCTTACAAAAACCTTTGCAACCAGACCGAGTAGTTTGGAGAGTTCAACAATCAGGATTTTCTAAACAGGGTAAACCTTGGGCTATGGTTCTTGCTTATATGGATAATCGGGCAGTTCAAGAACGTTTTGATGAAGTTTTTGGAATTGCTGGATGGAAGAACGAATTCAAAACAGCTCCAGATGGCGGGACGTTATGTGGTATATCCGTTAAGTTTGGAGATGAATGGGTTACCAAATGGGATGGCGCAGAAAACACTCAGGTTGAAGCAGTTAAAGGTGGATTATCTGGTTCAATGAAGAGAGCAGCTGTCCAATGGGGAGTAGGTAGATATTTATATGACTTACCTACCAGTTTTGCTCAAACATCACTTGAAAAGACTGATGGTTGGAACAAAGTTTTTGATAAAAAAGCAGGAAAGAACTTTTGGTGGAATAATCCACAGCTTCCAAGTTGGGCTTTACCTCAGAATCCAAAGGTTCAAAATACAAAAGCTGACTTTACTGAAGAAGAGATACCAACTCCACCTAAATTATATGTTGTTGGTAAAGATAAAAAAGAATTTGATGAGAAAAAGCTTCAAGCTGTAGTTAACAAAATGGCTATTATTGCCGGAAAAGACTATGGGGCAAGTATTAATGAACAAAATGATTGGCTAAAAATGCCACTTGATGAAGCATACAATGATATCGAAAAATTCGTAGATATAAAAAAGGAAGAACAAAATGATTAACAATGTCACTCTAGTAGGGCGAATTACTAAAGAACCTGAACTTAGATATACACCACAAAATAAAGCAGTTGCCACTTTTACTCTTGCAGTTAATCGTCAATTTAAGAATTCAAATGGAGAAAGAGAAGCTGACTTTATCAATTGTGTTATCTGGGGTAAATCAGCCGAAAACTTGGCCAATTGGACTCATAAAGGTCAATTAATTGGAGTTATTGGGAATATCCAAACTCGGAACTATGAGAACCAACAAGGGCAACGTGTTTATATTACGGAGGTTGTCGCAAGTAATTTCCAAGTACTAGAAAAAAGTAATCAAGCAAATGGTGAACGAGTTGGTAATCCAGCTTCAAAACCACAAAATAATGATTCTTTTGGAAGTGATCCAATGGAAATTTCAGATGATGACCTACCATTTTAATTAATAACCCGGTGCAGTGTGCGTAACAAATGCTTAAATTCGAGGGGATAGGCAATGCGCAACATCCCCCAGCCTTTAATTTGAAATCTAAACTGGTCGAATTTGACCACATTGAAATAAATATAGAAGAAAGGAGAAAGTTTGGAACAAAGTACAAAATTCTTCAATCAAATTCCAGTTCCAATTGTGGAAGCTGATGACTTAAATGATTTTGAAAAACTTCTTTTTAGTGAAATATACACGATGGCTAATTCTTTTGGAAGTATCTTTCCTTCAAATGCTTATCTTGCTAAAAGGTACGGCAAGACAACTTGGACAGTTTCAACAACTTTGAAAAAGTTACAAGAAAAAGGCTATATAAAAATGGAATATGAATTTGAAGGTAAAGAAGTTAAAAAAAGATATATTTACCCCTATTTAGATTTATCTAAAGGGGGTGTTGTGAAAAATCTAAATACCCCTAGTGAAAAATCCAAAGGGGGTATTGTGAAAAACCCAAAAGATAATATATCAACTAATAAATCAATTAATAAATCAAATAATAATATATCGGACAAGTCCGATAAAGAGTCTGATTTAGAAACTAGATTTAATAATCTTTGGAAAATATATCCTAACAAAAAAGGAAAACCGAAAGCTCTATTAGCTTATAAAAGAGCTGTAAAATCTGGAACGACAGACGAAGAGATTAAAACTGGTCTTGAAAACTATTTGGCAGAAATTAGAGTTAAAAATACCCAACAAAACTATATAAAGCATGGCAGCACATGGTTTAACGGCAAAGGTTGGGAAGATGATTATGATTTAATGCCTATTCAAACTCAAACGTACAACAATAATAAAGTTGTCAAATCAGCTCCTAACTGGTCTAATCAAAGATTTGAAAAAGATGAAGAAACGCTGACAGCGGAAGAATTCGAGGAATATATGAATGGCTTGGACTCTTAAGAAACGTGCTCTTGATGAGGGGCTATCAGAATATTACCGTAGCTTTATTCCTGGGATTACCCATAAACAATATTGCAGATATGTTGAAAAAGCTTATGAAGAGGAAATAGTATTAAGTCCTATCACTTTTATCGCAATAGTTAAAGGTATTGGCAATGAAAAAGCAACCGAAATATTTTTTGAAAAAAATAAAGAACTGACAGATTCAGGAGTAATTTCTGCAATTGCTAGATTTGGAGAAGCAAGTGAAGTTTGAATTTAACTTTCTCAGAAAAGAAATGATAAATGAGAATGATAACAAGGGCACAACTTATGGTTCAAGAATTGCTGCCAATAACACCAAACAGCGTTTAAGACGGATTGCATGTCGAACAGCTCATGAATGGCTAGACCAATCAGAAGAAGTATTTGAGCAATTCCATGAGAAACACCGTTGCGATGTGTTCGTCGTAATTTATCCACCCAAACGCTTTAAATATGATCCACCAAATTATGAACCAACTTCTAAGGCATTAATTGATGGACTGACAGATGCTGGAATTTGGAATGATGATAATTACAACGTTATTCGCAGAACAAGTTTTGAGCATGGCGGGCTTTCTGGAGATACAAAGATGTGGAAAGTCGAGTTAGTAGTGAAAGAACTGACAGAACAGCTTTAATTCATGAAAATTACGGGTACATTGAGCGCTTAAACTATTTCATGGATAATTTATCACGAACCAGACAAAAGCGCTTAAAAGCTAAAATATGAGGTGTTAGTATGACAACGCAAAAAGAAAAAAATGTCCTAGATTTTAAAGACAAGGATATTTTGAAGAACCATAAAGTCGCTGACAAAGACGACGAATGGTTTCACGAACAATGGAAAAATAAACTAAGTGGATTGAAAGAGGCAGGAGATGGCAAGGTTAGAAAAAATTTATGATGTATATTTCAATGGGATAAAAATGGGAACTGGTACAAAAAAAGAACTTTCGAAAATGCTTCTTGTTTCACCTCATTCAGTCGCTGGATGGGTTAAAAATGGAATGGCTAATTCTCCGAAAAAGAACGCAGTCAAAATCGCCATTGTAAATGAAAAAGCGATGATTGAAAAATATCCCGGTTGGAAGCCTTATGGTGGTTCAAAATCTAAGACTTCTGATGAAATAACCGATCGTGAACGTAGAAAGTACGAAACAAAAGAAGAACGTAGATTGCGAAGAAATATCAGAGCACAAATGGCAATCGAAAACTCAAGAAAAGACGACAGTGTCTTTAAATAAAGGATAAACAATGAATAAAAAATTAATCACAACAGCAGTAGTCGCAGCAGGAATCTTTGGCTCAGGGACTTTTGGAGCTTATGCAGCTAATGCGTGGGCAGGGCATCAAAATATGGTCGCTGTGCAACAGAACATCTCTATCTTGAAACAGCGCTTGCTAGACCGAAACGAACAGCTTAAACAGGCTAATAATAGCTCACAGCAATATGCAAACCAGCTGAATCAATTGAACAACCAAATTAACCAGTTGAAAGACCAAAACAATCAAGATAATTCAAACTTGCAAAATCAAGCTGCTGGATATCAAAATCAACTGAACGCACTCAATCAGCAAAAAACGGATGTTACCAATCAGTTGAATCAAGCGAACCAAGATAAGGCGAACATGGCGCAACAGATTAGTGATTTGAACTCAAAACTAACTGCTGCTCAACAAAAGACTGACGAGCTATCTCAAGCTGTGACCGATGCACAACAGACTAAAGACTTGTCAGATGATGCTATTAACGCTACGAAGTGAGGGATAAGAATGAAACTAAAATTAAATGGCTGCATAATCACTTCAATAGAAGGTGGCAGTGTTGATGTCTCTCCAGCTTGCCCTACATGTTGGGGTGGCGAAGAATGGGTTGACTATATTGAAGTTTATTTCGACGAAGAAGAATCTGTAACATACAATGAAGTATCAATGACTAAGTTTTTAGATTGGATATTTACCTCAATTGAAACTGGTGAAATATCAAAAATTACTAGACGGAAATTTGATGAAAAAATGGAAGAACTTGAGGAAAATTAGATGACAGTTGAAAGTTTACTAAAAACAATTGCGGAACACACTTCAGTGATTTTAAAAGATACTATCGGGAATACTTTAATTCAATTTAATTATGGCGAGAATGTTGAAGTATTTAACCCAGTATTCCTATATCGTAAAGTTAAGATTCTTGAAATAGACAATACTAGAGAACTAATCGCTGTATTGGAGGACACGAAAAATGACTAAGTTTGAAGAAGAATTTAACTATTTGATTGAATTATCAGGGAAAGTATTAATTGGTCAAGTAGATGCCGAAGCGTTTGAAAAAAACAGAATTGCATTCTTTGAAAAATATGAAACAGATCAACAGCAAGCCCTGCCAGTCGTGCCTGAGTGTGTGGCAGGAGCTATTGAAAGTATACCGGACCATTACTCAGCGTTTGAAGCTATCTCACTAATTAACACCAAAGTTAATGCACTTCCCGAAGAAAATGAAGACTGGCTACCTGTCTATAATTGGCTTTGTGAGGGCATTGAGAACCAAGACATTTTCGCTTTAGCTTTCATCACTGGTAAATATGAAGTCGAAAAGCCGCAGCTATTCTGTTTGAAACACATTGATATGAGTAAGAGTGATGCACATCTTAATTGGTATCTAGCAAAAGGAACTGATAATGTTTTAATACACCAAGGTATTAAAAAAGGTAAATTACCTAAACTAAAATGCATTTTAAAACTAACCCAGCAAGAAATCGACAGCATGCAAACTGGGAGCTATGAGCTTGTGCCTGTGGAGGACGGAGAATGACTGAAATAGAAAAAGTTACGAATAACCAAGCAAAAGCACGGTCAATTTATAACAGTTTAATCAAGGACAACATATTTTATACAGGAATATCAAAAAATCTTGCAATTGCTTTAATTGAGCTTGGTATTGATTCTTCCACCACTGACAGACTTTCGGTTGAAAAACTCCAAGAACAGCTTAGCACTGCGAAAAAGGCACTGACAGAAATAGCTGAGTTTGATTGTTCAGATGATTGTTATTTTACAGCACGAGATGCACTCGCAGCGATTGGAGGGGATGATGGACAATAAAAGAATTTCTGAAATTGTTGATGAAGAAATGATAAAGCAAGATGCAAATAGATATCGTGATATGAGGGAAATTCTCACGATTCCGAAAAGCATTGCGGATGAGTTTGACCAAATTTACGAAGACACGGAAGAATATCAAAAAAATGTAGCACAGATGTTTAGCTCAATGCAGCCTTACTTTGTCTTAGAAAGTTATCCAGAAATATTGCATTGGTTAGAGGATGATGTTAAAAACACAAACGTGGTACTCGCCTACCTCGCAGGCAAAGCCCTCGGAGTTGATTTAGTGAAAGTGGGGGAGGGATGAAAAAAGTGGTTTGGGCGCTGTTTGATAGTGGGAACGGATGCTACAAACAAGCTGTAAAAAAATACTATGGAGATGATGTGAAAATCATTTCCATTGGCATTGATATTGAAAATAAAAATACTGATTTCTTAAATCTGGACTTGTCAGATACAAGCGAATATTTTGGTGAAAGTAAATTATTTAAAGAATTAGATAAACTACCAAATCCAGATATTATTCTTGCTAGTCCACCTTGTGAGTCATGGAGTAATGCAAGCGCAATGCTTAATGGCAATGTTTGTTGGTATACAGAATCAACAGATACGATGTTTGGCCAAGAATTTGTGAGTAATGAATTTACAATTAGGACCAAGCAACAATTAGAAACAAAAAATGATACTCCATTCAAAAAGCACTGGTGGAAGACAGTTTATTCAAGATTAAATGGCGAACTATGTGCCTTTAATACAATAAGAATAATAGAACGATATTGGCCAGCAGTATGGGTAATTGAAAATCCACAGTCTAGTAGAATATGGAAATATTATAAACAGATTCAAGATTTTCAAGGAATTAAAAACATTGCTCATTACAGTGCTTATGATTCTGAAAGGTATTCAAAAAAGCCGACTTGTTTTTATTCAAATCTGATGTTTAATCTAAAAACAACGGATGAACAAAGTAAGTTGACTTTTCAAGGATTGGGAGATAAAGGTATTTCACGAAGTTACAATGTTAGAAGTGAAATTCCGCTTCAATTAATAAAGGACATTTTAGATCAATGCTTTATAAAATTAGAAAAAATAGCTTAGGAGGACAACCAATGAAACTTTTGTGTAAGCTGTTCGGGCATAAGTGGTCGGAACGAAGATATATCGAAGGGCCATTTGTTAATGGTTGTAAAGTATTACCATATAAACGATGTTTGAGATGTAGTGAGTTCGCATGGGATTTCAACCGCTCAGACCTTGACGAGTCTGAGAACGTGTTCGGGGAGGAATGAAAAAACTACCACCATATTGGTAGTAGTTGTATGTCATTTTAGACTAAGTTTTCCAAATGTTTAACTGCGTCTTCAATGGTATTTCCATAACCATAGATTCCTGAGTTATCAGCAAGGTTTGCTCTAAAAATATCATTTGAAGTATCAAGAGTTACTGTATATTGGAAAAATTTATTTTTGTTAGTGAATGTCATAATTGCATTCTCCTTTCTTAAAAATACGAAAGGCATAGCGAAATTCTATACTGCCAAGTATAGCACGAATAACTTTAAAATGCAAAAAAGCCCAAGCTGACCAAACTTGAGCGAATGTAAAGTTTTAAAGAACTTCGTTTATTTTTCGGTCAAATTCATTTTAACACAAAAAACCCGAACTGACCGAGTTCGAGTTATATGTTCTAGGTTTAAATTTTATTCTTAAAATTTAGGTCTACTACATTATACCATAAGAAAAATAAATAATAATAAAAAAGCTCGAGTTGACCAAGTTCGAGCGAAATACTGAACAATATTGCGAATTTTTTTGGTCTTAAATATTATAGCACATATAACTATAATTCATACCAAAATAAAAATACCCGAACTGACCAAGTTCGAGCGCAAGAGTTAGTAAACAACTTAGTTCTATTATTATATTATGTTTATTATTTTCGGTCAGTTATATTATATCACATACTGAGCTAGGAACTCGCTAAACTCAACTGGAGGAAAAGATGCCACAAGAAATTACTGTTGATTTTTCAGAACAAATCGCTAAAACAAAAACTAAAATTGATAGGCTTCAAAGTATGATTCATGATATTGAAAATCAGAAGTATGCTTTAGAAGATTATAAAAAGAGTGATATTCTTTCAACTGATAGAGTAAGATTACTTTTAAATGGATTATCAATTAATATCAGCGTTGAAACACTCATTCCTTTGTTGGAACAAAATATTGAAGATAATACGGCTATTATTAATGAGTTAGCTAAAGAGCTAGGAATCGATATAAAGTAAACAAAAAAGCCCACGGCAATGGGCTTCGGCAACTGAATTTCTAACTTAATTATACCACAAAAGGAGAATTTGATGAATGGCAGATAAGTTAGATAGAATTATTGGAGATTACGTTAATGGCAGACTTGAAGCCAGAATAAAATCAATTGAAAGTAGATATCTTTATAAACAAAAAGTAGATAACTTAGGCATTCGTACAGCTTATTCTGGTGGTTCGGAGCCTGAAAGTCATGTTTTAAATAAAGAAGCGCTTGAAAATGATGAGGAATACATCAAGCTCAAAGACCTCATGTACCAATTCAACCTATGGTATGACTCCTTGATTTATAATGAAAAAGAAATTGTAAGGCTGAAACACTTTGGTTACGGTGGTCTTACTTGGTACAGAGTGATAATGGAACTTGATAACGAAGGAATTGAGATTTCAGAAAAGAAAGCTAAGTTTATTTATTATCGCTTTAGAAAAGACATTGACCCTCATATTATTAGTTTTATCTGAAATCATGGGACAAATTGGGAGAAAAATAGCACGTTTTTGGCATGAAATTGGCACCTCAACCCTTGTTTTTGCTGATATACTGGTATTATGAAGTAAAAGGCAAAAGCACAAATTTCGGAAAAGTAAGGTTGAATTTGCTTCATAAGCTTGTTAGGGTTCGAATCCCTGACTTGCTATTCGATTGTATTGGCTTAATGCCGGTACATGGAAAAATATTTAAATTATTTATTAGTCAGTAAACGCTGGCTATTTTTTGATATTTTATGAGTAATAGTGATTTTTTTATATTGTCACTTGTTTTCATATATTATTTTTGTTTTAATTGATGTGACATCTATTATAAAGGAGTAGTATATGAATATTGGAAATGTAAGAGAGTTTCTTGCTGGAATCAATCCTAACGATATGGATAATATTGATATGAGAATGATTCAAAAAATGGGAGAAGGTGTAGCTTCTTTTGCGCCTCAGCTAAGTGTGGACATGAAACAAGAATTGAAGGATTTTTACTGTGAAGTACTCAATAATAGTTTTTTTGATATAAGACAAGCTGAATATAATCCCAACATCGCAATGGAAGGAACACTACAGGTTTCAAATTTAGATACTGCTCATATTAGAGAAGTAATTAATGATATTGAAAGTGAAGATAATTATGTCGGTGATATGGAAGAGGTTGATTTAAATAATTTAAATTATTATAGTTTTAAATTCACTCAAGATAATGAAAGCCTCTATATTTTTAGACGATTCACAAAAATGAAAAAAATTAGGAATGGTATCTTGGGGATTTTCCAAGATAATAGTTTTAAGAAATTAGAATCTAAGAATTTTTTTGGAATAGACCGAGATATTGATATTATAATTTTTGAAGACCAAGTTTTAATAGTAAATAGATTTGCATTACAAACAATATTTAAACTTAATGATTATTTTACAGAACGAACAATGTTAGCGTTGGAAAAACTAGATCAGGGAGAAGTCATTGAAAATTTTAATGACTTTCAAACAGATTGTATAAATGATAAAATGGCTGCAAGAAGAATGACTAAAATTATTAATACTCCAAGGAGAATTGAGGACTTTTTGCAACATATTGATCAACTACCAAATGTTATACAGCAATTTGATTTAGAAATTGAACTTAGTGAGGAAAACAAAATTAAATATAATGGAACTAAGGAAGCTCGAAGTCAAATTTTATACTGTATTTCAGATGCTTATTATCAATCATTTATTTTACAAAGGTTAGGGGAAGATCCCTCGTAAAAAGAAAGGAGACAGAGTTGAGGACGATTCAAAAAATAGTGTTTTATATGTCTTCATTTATGCCACTATATTTATTATTAATAGTTCAGAACTTTCATTTTGGGGATAAGAAAAGTTGGTTTTCATTAAGCGTGATAAGAAAGCAATTTGATTTCTCAAATAAACCAGTTTCAATTTTTTGGTTGTTTTTGATAATTTTGATTTTGATATCTTTATTTGGATGTTTTATTTTTTTCAAAGTTTACACCTCTAAAGAAGGAAAGTTGGCAGATATATCAGATGCTGAATTTGTAAGAGAAGACACAATGGGATATATCGTGACTTACATAGTTCCGCTTTTATCCATGAATATAAATAGTGCAAGAAGTCTGGTAATAAATTTGCTATTATTTATAATAATTGGTACATTCTATGTCAAGAACGATCAGATATTTATGAATCCTATATATAATTTATTTGGTTATAACATATTTTCAGCCGAAAGTGGAATTTACATAACTAAGATCTCTAAGCAAAAGCTGAAGCTTCTTGCAAAAAATAATGAAAAAGTTAGAAAAACGAACATTTTAGGAGATATCTATGTATTGAAACAAAACAAAGAACGATAAGAATTATTACAGGTTGTCCAATGGGCAGCCTTTTATTGTTGGAGTCACAAATAAGATAGGAGGGAGGTATGAAACTTACTGAAAAGCAGAAGAGATTTTGCGATGAATATATTAAGTTAGGAAACGCTAAAGAAGCAGCAATAAATGCTGGATATAGTAAAAAGACAGCAAAGTCTATGGGGGCGGAAAACCTTACTAAACCTGACTTGAAAAAATATATTGACGAACGAATGGAACAGATAGCTTCTGAGCGTATTATGAGCGCACAGGAGATACTTGAAAGGCTTAGCCTTATAGCTAATGCAAAAATAAAAGAAACGGTTGTAGTAGCCAATGCAGAGGGTTATTCGGAAGTTGAGAAACCTCCTGGCTTTAAGGTTCAAATACAAGCGATGAAGGAACTTCTTAAACGTTATCCTGGTAATGATAAATTACTTGAACAAACTCTTCGCAAACTTACTGCAGAAGCTGATATTGCTGAATTCAAAGCTGCAATGATACAATCTGCAACTGATAAATCAACTGAAGAAAAATTGGATGAATTGCTTGGTAAGATTAGTGAGGTTATAGATGATAAGTGATATTTATAGCAAAAAACAAATCGATGTTTTAAAGCAAACAGTAAATAAAGATTGGTTCATTGCTTTACTTCATGGTGCTAAGCGTTCAGGTAAAACAAAGATGAATAATGATTTATTCTTGTTTGAATTAAGACGTGTTCGTAAAATAGCTGATGAAGAGGGCGTGAAGGAACCTATGTATATATTGGCTGGTGTTTCATCAAATACAATCAATAAGAACATCCTCCAAGAGCTTTATAATATGTATAATATAGAGCCTAAGTTTGATAAGCACAATAACTTTAAATTGTTTGGTGTAAAAGTGGTCCAAGCATACACTGGGAATATCGGTGGAGTTGGTGCTATTCGTGGTATGACTGCCTATGGAGCTTATGTTAATGAAGCTTCACTCGCTAAACAAGAAGTATTTGCTGAAATTGTTTCTCGTTGTTCAGGTAATGGTGCAAGAATTCTAGCAGATACTAACCCTGATAATCCTGAGCATTGGTTAAAGAAAGAATATATAGATAAGCCTAACGAAAATGTTAAGGCTTTTCATTTTGAATTAGATGATAATACTTTCTTATCTGAGAGGTACCGTGAAAATATTAAGGCAGCAACGCCAAGCGGTATGTTTTATGACCGTGATATAAAAGGACTTTGGGTATCTGCTGACGGTGTGGTTTATCAAGACTTCGATAGCAACAAACATTATATACAATCCAAAGACTTACCTAAGCTATCAACATTCTATTGCGGTGTTGACTGGGGTTATGAACACTGGGGTTCAATTGTTGTTATCGGAGAAACGGATGATGGAACAGCTTATTTAATCGAAGAGCACGCAAAACAACATGAAGAAATTGACTATTGGGTAGATATAGCAAAGGGAATTCAAGAACGTTATGGTTCAAGAGTCCCCTTCTATTGTGATTCTGCTCGTCCTGAACATGTTGATAGATTCAAACGAGAACACATTGAAGCGTTCAATGGAGACAAAGCACGTTTAACTGGTGTTGAAGCGGTTGCTCGTAGGTTTAAGAAAGATAAGTTGTTTATTTGTAGAGATAAAGTTGAGAAATTTCCTAATGAGATCTATCAATATGTTTGGGATGAAAAAAAGGGAGAACCAATAAAACTTTTTGATGATGTACTTGACTCTTTGCGATATGCAATTTACACCAACGAGGTAAGAAATGGCAAGACCGCTGAAATTGTGAGCAAAGTACAATTTGGTCTTTACTAAAGGAGGAACATGGCAATTAAAATAAATAGAGAGGTGGCAGGGAATTTAAATAGTCCTACTCCAGAACTGCTAAATTATTGCATCTCTCAACATCTAAGTACCGTAGGGAGATTAGACAAACTATCCGATTATTATGACGGTGAACAACATATTTTAAAACGAACAAAAGATAATGATGCAATTCCTAATAATAAAGTTGTTATCAATCACGCAAAGTATGTGACTGATATGAATGTAGGTTTTATGGTAGGGAACCCAGTTGCTTATACAAGTAGCGATGACATTCAATCTATTCTTGACGCTTATACAAAAGTTGATATTGTCTCTCATGATACTGAACTTGAAAAAGATTTGTCAGTATTTGGCATCGGCTACGAACTGATTTATTTAAATGAAGATAAACAAACAGGTAAAACATTTGCTGATATTAAATGTATTGATCCAAGGGGAATCTTTCTTGTTACAGATGATACGATTGATACAAACCCTTTATTTGCAGTCCATTATCAAAAGGTATATAACTTGCAAGGAGCTATTGACCACTATCTAGTCAAATATTATAACGATAATTGGGTGATGACATATAGAGCTGCATCAATTGGTTTCGGAGATTATCAATTTATTAAAGCACTACCACATTATTTTAAGGCAGTACCTGTTATTGAATATCGAAATAACGAAGAACGACAAGGAGATTTTGAGCAAGCAATTTCATTGATTGATGCATACAATCTTTTACAATCTGACCGTTTAAATGATAAAGAAGCCTTTGTAGATGCAATTCTTTTTATCCGTGGGTTTACCTTACAGGATGGTGATGGTGCTAGGTTAGCAAAAGAAAAGATAATGCAGACATCATTTAAACCTGGTGAAGTAGATGCTAGTTATCTCACCAAACAAATGGATGAAAATTCAGTGGCTGTCTTGCGTGATGCATTACTTGAAGATATTCATAAAGTGACTTATGTGCCTAATATGAATGATAAAAACTTCTCAGGAAACGTTTCAGGCGAGGCAATGAAGTATAAGCTCTTTGGATTGCTACAGCTTATGTCAGTTAAAGAGCGATATATGATAAAAGGTCTCAGACAACGTTTGATTCTCTTTGCCAATTATTTAGAAATAAGCAATAACAATGTTGATATTGACGGTATTAAGATTAATCTCAAACCTAATTTACCAATCAATACAACTGATATTATTAATCAAATCGTTCAGGCACACCAAGCAGGAATCCTACCTCTTAAAGTGTTGCTTTCATGGCTTCCAGATATTGATAATGTTGATGAAGTTCTTGAACAGTTACAAGAGGAAAAAGAGGAGGCTATCGAAATGAATCAGAAAGCTATGGGCGTTCAGTCAGGAGATAGCCACTCTAATCTTGATGATCCACCTGATGAAAATGAGGAAGAAAATCAAGATAACAACAATAAACAGTCTGACAATCAGACAAATCAAAAAGGAGACCAAGAAAATGGCCAAAACAAAAACAACAAAAAACAAAACTCAAAAAACTAATGCTAAAGCAGGAAAAACCCCTAAAGTAACTAAAACTAAGACAAAAACTGCTTCTAAAACAGCTACTACCAAAAAGAAAGTAGTCAAAAAACCAGTAGCAAAAACAAAAAAAGCTAAATAAATACAACTTTCAATAAAATATAGAAAGACATGGTAAATAAAATGGGATTTGAACTTAGTGATAAAACTATTGAAAAACTTAACATAATCGGCGAAGATTTCGCTAAACTCCTAACCGAACGAGCAGCTAAAGAGCAAAACGAATTGGCAGAAGCTTTTAGAGCCACTGCTATAAATGGAAAATCTCTTTATGATGAATGCTTAAAACAAGGATTCGATAAAGATGAAGCTATTAAATTTTCAGCTGGATTTCTTGTTGGTCTTTCGAAATGATTACTGCCAAATTCAAAAAGAAAAACAACCAAATTTACTGGTATCAAGTGACTGGCCATGCAGGCTTTGCAAATATTGGTAATGATATTGTATGTGCTGGGGTTTCTGCCTTATATATCACAGTTACCAATGCATTGTTATCCTTTGGTAAGACTTTTGAGCGTGATGAAGGCTATTTTATACTTGATCCAACGGATAAAGAACTAGCAAGCCTTAAGATACTTTATGATGGAATTAAGTCAATTGCTGAACAATACCCTGAACATGTAATAGTAGAGGAGTAAAAAAATGTCTGACTACTGGCAAAAAAGAGCGATTAAAGCCGAAAAGAAAGTAAATGACGGTGCTAAACAGCTTGAGGAAGTCGTAGCACAGGCATACAAACAAGCTCAATCATATTTAACAAAACAGATTGCTAAATTATTTAGTCGAACTAAGCAGCAAACGGAACTGACAGATGATGAAGCCAAAAGAATGCTTAATGAAACTGTTCCTGTTTCTGAATTAGTTGAGCTTAGAAGATTAGCTAAAGATATCAGCAATCCTGACTTGCAAAGAGAAGCTAAAAAGCGGCTCACAGGACTGGCACTTAAATCAAGAATTACTCGTGCAGAAGATTTAAAAGCAAAGTCTTATCTAGTAACAAAACAAATTGCAGATGTTCAGCTTGATAAGCAGACATCTTTTTATATTGATACGATAGATGAAGCTTACAAAGAAACTACTGCTGAAACGATTATTCGTAAAGCTCAAGCAAATGCTAAGAATGGTATTGTTAAAGAAGTCTGGAATAAAAAAGACTATAAGTTTAAAGAGTTATCCGCCAAATCTGTGGAAAATATACTTGACAGTCACTGGTTAGGAAGTAACTACTCTAAAAGATTATGGGGAGATACAGAAGCTTTAGCTAAACGGTTAGAGCAGCTATTCACGGTTGAAGCTTTAACTGGAATGAGTGAATTTCAGATGTCAAAGGCAATTGCTAGTGAATTTGACCGCTCAATTAACGTTGCTAGGCGTTTGATTCGTACCGAAGCGAATTATATGGCGAATCAAGCAAAACTCAAATCGTGGCAAAATAATGGCGTTGAAAAGTATCAAATCATTGCAATCTTAGATTTGAGAACATCACAAATTTGTCGTCATAAAGACCACAAAGTCTTTCTAATATCTGAAGCAGTTGTAAATGGTGTAGAAGGGACATATCCACCTTTTCACCCGTGGTGTCGCTCAGTTGCTTCGATGTATTCAGAGCGACTAAATAACATAGTACGCAAAGCACTTGACCCTATCACTGGTAAAACATTTGATATTAAAGGAAGTACAACTTACAACGAATGGATGGATAAATTAAAATCAATGCATCCAGATGTTGATTTTAAAAGTAGCAAATGAGGTGATCTAATATCTCGCAGTTATGCGTGAAATAACAACTACTTAAATACACAAAGCGTTTGTCACTGACAGGCGCTTTTCTTATGTCCAAGCGTGATGACATTAAAAGCTTCGGAAGTGCAAGCATTGAACCACTTTAAAAGCAATTGGAAAGGATTAATAACATGAAAATCGCAACATTATGCGGAAACAGTTTACTCAAACTCAACTTACAACAATTTGCTGAAGGTCAAGAAGGCGATGAGGGTGGAGCAGGAACTGGCCAAGAAACTCCTCCTGAATTCAATGCTGATAATCTGACCGATGAACAAGTTGCAGCAATCAAAGAAAAGTTTGGTCTTAAAGATAATACTGAGGTTGACTCTATTGTTAACGCTCGTCATTCTCGTTGGCAAGAAAAACTTGAAGAAGAAAAAAATGAAGCTGCTCGCCTTGCCAAACTTTCGGAAGAAGAACGCCAACAAGCGCTGATTCAAAAAGAAAAAGATGACTTTGAAAAAGAAAAAGCTGTCTTTCGTCAAGAACAGTTGCTTGTAGAAAAAGGCAAACAACTTCAAGAAATCGGTATTCCAAGTGCTTTCGCTGCTCGTATTCAAGGAAATACTGCTGAGGATGCTATTAAAGATGTCAAATCTTTCAAAGCTGAATGGGATAAAGCCGTAGAAGCAGCAGTTAATGAAAAACTCAAAGCTTCTGTTGATACTCCGCTTGGAAGTGACGGAAAAGGCATTTCGAACAATCCTTTTGCAAAAGAGACTTTCAACTTAACCGAGCAAGGCCGACTTTTCCTAGAAGAACCAGAAAAAGCTAAGACTTTACAAGCTTTAGCAAACAAAAAATAGAAATAGAGGAATAAAAATGGAACACAAACTCATTAAATTTGATTTGCAAAAATTTGCAGATAAAACAAAAATTGCAGATGTTATCGTACCTGAAGTATTTAACAAATATGTTATTGAACGTACTGCTGAACTTTCTGCTTTATATCAATCAGGAATTGTAGTAAAAGATCCTGAACTCGATGCACTTGCAACCGCTGGTGGTCGATTAATTAATATGCCATTTTGGCAAGACTTGTCTGGTGATGATGAAGTACTTTCTGATACTGACTCACTTTCAACTGATAAAATCACAGCCAGCAAAGACGTTGCTACTCTCTTGATGCGTGGTAAAGCATGGAAATCAAATGACTTAGCTAAAGCATTGTCTGGTGATGACCCAATGCGTGCTATTGGTGATTTGGTAGCTGCTTACTGGGCTCGCCGTCAACAAGTTACTTTGCTTTCAATTCTTAAAGGTATTTATGCAGCTGCAGGAACTAAAATGTCAGGTAATGCTCTTGATATCTCAACTTTAACTGGTAACGCAGCAGCATTTACTGGTGAAACTTTCCTTGATGCTTCATACAAATTGGGCGATGCAGAAGAAAAACTTACTGCAATCGGGGTACATTCTCAAGTCTATGCCAACTTGCGTAAACAAAACTTGATTGAATTTTCTTTGGATTCAGAGAATAAACCAATTCCTACATACATGGGTAAACGTGTCATTGTTGATGACGGTATGCCAGTAGATGGAGATGTTTTCACTTCTTACATCTTTGGGGCTGGTGCAATTGGGCTTGGTAACGGAGCTGCTCCTGTACCAACAGAAACTGACCGTGACTCATTGGCAGGAGATGATATTCTCATCAACCGTCAACACTTCTTGTTGCACCCTCGTGGAGTTAAATTCACTGACAAATCGGTTGCTGGGGATTCTCCAACGAATGCTGAATTATCAATAGGGGCAAACTGGGAACGTGTTTACGAAAATAAAAATGTTCGTATCGTTCAATTTAAACATAAACTTTGGACACCTCAAACAGTTGTCCAAGGTGGAACTGGTGGAGAATAAGGAGTAATAATCTATGGATGAGAATGACGAACCAAAAACTAAAGCAATTGAACGTTTAAAAACTGATTTGGGCGTTGATGACAATAAGGCTACTGGTTTAATTGAGGATGCGGTTATTCTCGTCCTTGATTATACGAATCAGGATAAGATGTTGGATTCAATGTGGTTGTATGCTCGCCAGTTAGCCACAATTACTTTTAATCGTGAAAGTACCGAAGGAGAGTCTAGCCGTTCAGAAGGTGGCATTTCTCAATCCTTTGTTGAAGATATTCCTTTAAATATCCAGCGCGGCTTGAATCGTTATCGACTCGGAAAGGTGGTTAGTTTTTATGCGCCTGATGAAACGTGACTTAACAACGGTTTATTTGAAAAGGATAGACCCAAACAACACGCAAGATGAAGAGGGGAATGATCAAGTTATTTATCTTGATCCTATTGCTCTTGAAGTGAATGTTCAGTCCGCAAGTGGTGCTGTCAATGCCACAATTTACGGTTCAAAGCTTTCAAGTATGAAATCATGTAAATATCAAGGCAATGAGTTAAAAGAAGGTCGAGATGAAAACAATGGTATCTGCTTATATGTTGATAAGGACAGTGACCCTGATTATAAAATCAAGTCGATTCAACCTTATTCTACACACATCAATGTGATGTTAGAAAGGAACGATGACATTGGGAGTTGAAATTAAAGGATTGGACAGGCTTAAAAGAAAAATTAATGCCATGCCTAAAATCTTAAATGACGCTGTGAATGATGCGACTTACGAAATCACAGAGTTGGTTCGTTCTGCAGCTGAATTAAGACTGGCTTCTAGTATGAAATTCAGTTCTGGAGAACTACTTGGAAGTTTAAAGACTGAGGTTGTAGAAAATGCGGAAGGTAAAATAGTTGGGCGTGTCTGGTCTGATAAAGCTCAAGCCATTTATCGTGAGTTTGGTACTGGTCCGAATGGACAAGCAAGTTCTAAAGATTTACCAGAAGGGGTTAACCCGGTTTATACTCAAACTCGTTGGTTTATTCCAGCTGAGGAAGTTGGAATTGATTTGAATGAAATCTATGGTATGCCTAAGATTACTATTCAAGGCAAAGAATTCTACATCACAAGTGGTCAACCAGCAAGACCTTTCTTATATCCATCATTGAAAGAAATACTTCCGCAAATGCCTGAGATATACAAAGAGCATGTCCAAAAGAAATTGAGAGAGCTTAAATAATGGAAAAAGTAAATATTAAAGTTGCTACTGTTTCCGTTTTAAATGGTATATCTGAGATTAAAAAAGTAGCAACTGATTATCCGTCAACATGGAATGACTTTCCTACAGCTATTTACAGAACAGTTAACAACCCACATTTTGTAGATGGAAGTGGAGAGGAACTTCAAACAAAATGGTCAATCACAATTGAATTATATTCTAAAAGTAGTTTGACCACTATCGTTAATAATGTCATCGAACAATTTGGTGATATTGGTTTTACAGGCACGCAAAGAGACGCTAATACAGCAGACTTGAAGCGTGTCATTATTGAACTATCCGCAATCGTGGATAATAAAACAAAATACGTTTATTCGAAATAGGAGGAAATAAACATGGCAACATTTGCAGGTCTATTATCAAAAGACACTACCCTTTCTTATAAAGATGGAGAAACTTCAAAAACCGTCGCAGCAGTAAAAACTGTCCCTGCAATGGGTTCAGACCCCGAAAAGGTAGAAGTTACACACTTAGGTTCAGCTAAAAAAGCATATATTGCCGGGATTCAAGATACTGATAATTTGGAATTCGCAATCGTCTACCAAGGTGATAACTTCAAAGATATCGATACATTAGTTAAGACTGGTAAATCAGTCGATTGGACAGTTACTTATCCCGATGGAATGAAGTCAGAATTCACTGGACAACCATCATATAAACTGGATGGGGCTGAAGTTAACCAAGCTATCGGTTTCAACTTAGTTATTGTTGTATCAGAAGGTCCTGACATTACACCAGCACCAGCTGGCAGTGGTCAATAATTTAGCAATTAAAGGTTAGTCAGAGTGGCTAGCCTTTTTATTTTTTATAAATATAGAAATCGGAGAAACAAAAATGACAAAAGCAACTATCGTAAAAATGCCTAACACAAAACAATTTGAATTCGGTGGATTGAATCTTCAATTGCGCTTGGACGGAAACTCAATTCTTTCAATTGAAAAACGCTTGGATGAATCAATTGTTGGTTTGTTCTTGAAAGGTCAAGGAGAAGCGAAAATCCCAGCCACAAACAAATTGCTAATTGTATTACAAGGTGCTAATCAAACAAGTAATGTATCTGAAAGTGATATTGTTGCTGCTTTTGGGCGCTATGTTGATGAAGGACATTCAACTTTAGATTTATTTGCCGCAATCAATGAATTACTTGAAGAATCAGGTTTTTTCGGAAACAAGAAAACGGAGAAAGAGGCGACAAATGGGGTATCTCTGGACAGCGAACCAGTAGAGGAAGACAGCATTCTGTAAAAACCTACAATAATTTATCCAGCATGCTTGAGGATTTATACCCTCAGGCAGTCGAAGCTGGTATTTCTTCTACAGATTTTTGGGCGATGACTTTTGATGAAATCATGGTCCAAGTTGAAGCAAATAAAAAAAGGCATGAGAACGAGCTAAAAGAGAAAGCGATGTTTGATTATTCTCAACAAAGGCTTGCTATCTATGCTTTTAATGATCCAAAGAATTTTCCTAAATATGAAGATGCCTACCCTTTCTTGAATCAACTCAAAGAAGAAGTAGTGCAAGCCGTATCTGAGGAAGAGGAAAAGAAACAAGCGATGCTTACTGACCAAGAAATCATGCGACAAAATGCAATGTTAATTCAGGAAACTCGTAAAAGAAAAAGTCAAAAGACAAATTAAAAAGTATTGAATAGAAAAGGAGGTGAGAAATATGGAATTAGAAACCTTGGAAGTTTTATTAGACGTCAATACAGCCAGAGTTCAGGCGTCTTTGGATAAAATAATGCCAAATATTGAATCTGCTATGTCAAAAATTCAAAATATCACTGGGAAGTCTATGAAAAAGACTGAAGATAATTTGAATATTGATAAAGGTGCAACACAATTTGGCAAACAGTTAGAAAAAATGAATCAAACTTTTGAAAAGATGATGGGCCATCTTGAAAGTTCTTCTAAGAAATCATCAGAAAGTATTGGAAATAATTTATCTACTGGGTTTAAGAAAGCACGTCCTAAAGTATCAAAAGAAATTGATGCCATGCTAAATGAAATTAATGCAAAAATGGGTCAAGCTAAAGCCGCTCAAGAAAAAGTGGCTTATCTTAAATCACAGCGTCAAAGTTCTTCAGCAAAAGGAGATGGCGGTCAAACAGTCAAATATGATGACCAGATTGCACGGGCCCAGGCATCAATGGTTAAATACCAAGACCAAGCAAAAAGTCTTGCTAGATCAATGAAGACTGAGTTTGATGCAGTGCCTTCGTCTTTAGAGCGAATTGCAAAAGTAATGGATGCCAATGAAGATAAATACTACACAATGCGTGAAAGTGTTCGAGCTTTACAAAAGGAATATCAATATCAATTGAAACCAGTCGGAAGTTTTGATAAAGGTTTTAAAAATGTCGATACTCCTGATTCATTGAAAACTGCTCAAAAAATGCAAGCACAGTCTGACAAAATGCAGAAGCTAGCAAGCAGTAATGATGTTCTACAAAAAGAATATCAAAGAACAGAAGAACGTGCAGAGTCATTGAGAAAGGCAATAGGACGAATTAATTCAGTTCTTAGTCAATCGTCAATGGCAACCGGAACAGCAGCAGCTGGAGCTAGCATGACGGGCTCAGGATTGAAACAATCTGAGCGTGCTGTTTCTAAATATGGCGGAGTCTTCAACCGTATGTCAAACTCCATTTCTCACGGTGCTGGAGGAATTGGAAATGGATTGAAAAATTCATTTGGGATATTAGATAAATTTGGAAATCTCTTTTCGAGAAATTCAAATAAAGTTACACAAGGCACTCGTAGCATGTCTATGGGTAACAATGCATTTCTTCAGTCTATGAAATATTTGTTGCCTTCATTAATTGTTTATCAATTAATTGGTGGAGCAATAAGTAAATTAGCTGGCGGAATGATGAGTGCTTTAAAGACAAATGATCAGTTTTCAAATTCACTTAATCAGATTAAAGTTAATTTAATGACTGCGTTCTACCCTATTTATACAGCCATCTTACCTGCAATTAACGCTATGATGAGCGCTATTGCTACGTTGACAGGACAGCTTGCAGCGTTCATTTCTCAGTTGTTTGGTACAACTTACCAAGCTTCTAAAAAAGGAGCTGAGGGTCTTTATAATAATGTTCAGGCAATGAATGATACAGGTTCATCAGCGACTAAAGCACAGAAAAAAGTTGATAAGCTTCAACGATCGCTTATGGGCTTTGATGAAATTAATCGTATTGGTTTGCAAGATAAAACTGATGATGACACTGACAAAGGGCAAGATACAAAAGCTCCAGGTATTGATTTTGGGGCTGCGACTGGTAATTATTCAACTCCTAAATGGATGAAAGATATGCAAGCCTTACTTAAAGACTTCTTCAAGCCTTTCCAAGATGCATGGAAAAACCAAGGTCAAAAGGTTATTGATGCGTGGAAATATGCACTTGGAGAAGTTATCGGTTTAGCAAGTGCTATCGGAAAATCCTTTATGGAAGTCTGGACAAATGGCACTGGTCAAAAATTCATTGAAAATATATTAATTTTACTTGCGGATACGCTTAACATCATTGGTGATATAGCCAAAGCGTTTAAAGATGCCTGGAACGAAGATGGTAGAGGAACTGCCTTAATCCAATCGCTATTTGATGGGCTGAACAGAATATTAGAATTACTTCATTCAATCGCTAAATCATTTAGAGAAGCATGGAATGATGGAACTGGTAAAGAAATAGCAGCAAACCTCCTTGAGATTTTTACCAATATTAATAACACAGTCGGTAATCTTGCAGAGCAGTTTAAAAAGGCGTGGGAAAAGGGGGATACTGGTAAGAAAATATTTTCTGATATCCTTAAAATAGTTAATAAGTTACTAGGTCATCTAAATAACATGACTAAGGCTACAGCCGATTGGGCTAAGAAATTAGATTTTTCTCCATTACTTAAGGGAATAGAGAATTTATTAAAGAACTTAGAACCCCTAACTGATAATATCGGTGCTGGTTTAGAGTGGTTATACAAGAATGTTTTGTTACCACTTGCTAAATTTACAATAGAAGATGTACTTCCTGTATTTCTTGATGCTTTAGCTGGTGCCTTAAAAGTTATTAATGGTGTAATTGAGGTTTTAAAACCTTTATTTATATGGTTTTGGGAAAAATTCTTGCAACCTCTTGGTAAATGGGTTGGTACAAATATAGTTGATGGGTTGCAAAATATAGCCGACGTCCTAAATGGCTTAGGTGACTGGTTGGCCAAAAATAAAAACTTTTTACAATCCGCAATAAAAATGGGAACAGATCTCATTGACGGCTTACTCAAAGGTATTGGAGATAGTTTAAAAAACATTGGTGCATGGTTGCAAGAAAATCTTGTGGATCCAATAGTAAATGGTGTTAAATCATTATTTGGAATTCATTCACCCTCTACTGTATTTGCTGAAATAGGAAGTTTCTTAATTCAAGGTCTATTAAATGGAATATCAAGCCTCATTGGTGGCGTTTCAGAATTAATTGGTGGAATTTGGGGAGATATTAAAAAAACTATTTCTGATAAAACACAAGAGATACTGGACACTTCAAAAGCTATCTGGGGGAATATCAGTAATGCTATAGGTGGTGCGGTAGACGGTGCTAAGAAATGGGTTAGTGATAGATGGTCTGATATATCTAAGACAACATCAGATACTTGGGATAATGTTAAAAAATGGACATCTGATAAATGGAATGATGCCAAAAAATCCATAAGCGATACTGCTGACTCCATCGGTACAAAAGTTTCTACAAAATGGTCTGAAGTTAAAAAAGGTACATCAGATGCTTGGGACAATGTGAAAAATTGGACTTCTTCAAAATGGAATGATACTAAAACAGCGGTACACAGTGCAGCGGATTCTATTGGTTCGAAAGTATCAAGTAAGTGGAATGAGATAAAGAGCGGCACCTCAACCACTTGGGAAAATGTAAGAAGTTCTGTTTCAAATGCTGCCAGCAATGCTGCCAACAACGCTTCAAACGCCTGGTCTAATATGAAAGATAGAATGGGTGGTTACGCAAACTCTATTAAATCTACAGCCAAAAGTGCATTTGACAGTGTTGCTTCGTGGGCTTCCGATATGGGAAGAAAGATTGGCTCAGGTCTTGAAAGCGGAGTAAATGCAGTCAGAAGAGGTGCAGCCGCAATCGGGAATGGTATTGCTGGAGTTATTGGTAGTGCAGTTAATGGGGTAATCGATGGTATTAACTGGGTACTTGGTAAAGTTGGTTCCGGTAATAGATTAGGCCACTGGAGTGTACCAAGATATGCTAACGGTACTGAAGGTCACCCAGGAGGACCAGCATTAGTAAATGATGGCTCAGGGAGTCAATGGCAAGAAATGTATCGAACACCAGATGGTAAAACTGGTTTATTCCCTAAAGTGAGAAATCTTATGGTTGATTTACCGAAAGGGACCCAAGTTTTGAGTGGTGCTAAAACCGCAAAAGCAATGTCAGGAATACCTGCTTATGCAAATGGTATCGGTGACTGGATGGGCGAGAAATGGAATCAAGCTAAAGAAATGGTTGGCGATATTTGGGACTATGCCACTCATCCAGAAAAGATTTTAAACATTGCAATAAGCAAATTTACTAATCTTTCTCAAGCAGTTGAACCAGCTTTATCTATTGCGACTGGTGGTATATCTACTATGGCTAATGGAGCGATGGGAATGATTGAGAAGGCATTCTCAGAAGGTTCAGAAAGCCCATCTGGTACTGGTGTCGAACGTTGGCGACCAGTTATTAAAAAAGCTCTGTCAATGAACGGTGTATCGACTTCTGAAAACTATGTCAATGCTTGGTTGAGACAAGTACAAAGTGAATCAGGAGGTAATGAGAAAGCCGTCCAAGGTGGATATACTGACATTAATACGATTACTGGTGACTTGGCCAAAGGATTGTTACAAACCATCTCGGCCACGTTCAATGCAAATAAATTCCCAGGTCATGGAAATATCTTTAACGGGTATGATAATGCACTTGCTGCAATTCATTATGCATTGGGCCGTTATGGTGACCCCGGTATGCTTCAAGTGATTGGTCATGGACACGGTTATGCAAAAGGTACGCCATATGTTCCTGAAGATCAGTTAGCAATGATTCATGAAGGAGAAATGGTTGTTCCTGCTAAATATAATCCATATAATTCTATCAGCGATTTCAAATCATTTGAAACTTTGCAGTTGCCTGAAATGTTCACAGACAAACCGACTGATTACAGTAATTCTGGAAGCTTTGGTGGAGGTCAAGATGTTTCAAGCTATGGTTTGGCAAATATGAATGGTTCATTAACAAGTGCCATCATGTTGCTTGTTCAATCTTTAGGCGCACAAACTAGCCAAACTTCAAATGGAGATATTGTCATAAATATCGGTGGTAGAGAGTTTGGACGAATTGCAGTTTCAGAAATCAATAAATACCATCAACAGCTTGGGTACACTGAGCTTAATATTTAGAAGGAGGGATTATGTCTACCGAATTACAATTTAATGGAGTGACGGTAAAAACTCCTAAAGAATTCAGCGTCAGTATTTCAACAATCGACGCTGACTCCTCAGGGAGAAATGCAAATGGAGAAATGGTAAGAGACGTTATTGCTCAAAAAACTAAATTAAACATTAAGTGGGGTCCTTTGAGCGACTCGGAAGTATCTGATATTTTACAAAGAATTAATCAACCATTTTTTGTAGTAATCTATCCAGACCCACAAATTGGAAGACAAAGAAGTAAAACTTTTTATGCTGGGGATTCTACAATGCCTTCTTACTCATGGAATGATAAGTTTAAAGCAATGAAGTGGGAAAACTTATCTGTAAACCTGATAGAAAAATAGGAGGATAAGAAATGCTTACTGTCTCAGATGATTTTAACAATGCCATGAAAGCAGAGAATCGAAGGTTTGAGACTCGAATAAAAGTTGGTGATAAAATTTTTACAAAAAATGATATCAATAGTTGGGTATATAGTGGCGGCTCTATTTCTGGTGAAACATTTCAAGTAGGTTCAACATTTTCAAATTCTATAAAAATAGAATTTTGTTCAATACTTGAAAATATTAAAGAGCTGACAGAAGTCACTGTAGAAGTAGGAATAGCAACCTATGATGCAGATTATCATTATGATAATATCCCCCCTGAAAAAGTGGGAAGTGCAAGAGTGGGCTATGCTAAATTGATTCATTATAAACCAACAGTTTATGAATATGTCTCCATTGGAACTTTTTATGTTACTAAGTGTGACCCAGATAGAAACGAAAATAAAACGACTCTTGAAGCAAGTGATCGTTTTGTTTTTTTAGAAAATGAGTATGTTTCTGAACTGACCTACCCTTCTTCTATTCGAGATGTTGCGTTAGAGATTGCTAACAAAAGCGGTTCAGTCATTAATGAAACTAACTTTTCGATGATTAGCACCCAAAAAATAAGAAAACCTGAAGGTTATACTTTCAGACAAGCTATTGGGCTAATCGCTCAGTTTGAAGCAGGTTATGCAAGGTTTAGCCGGACAAATCAATTGGAAATCATGCAATTGATCGACCCTAAGTTTGCAGTTTCACCAGCAGAATATTTTCAAAAGGGGCTAACAAAAAATGAATTAATGTACAAAATTGGTGGTATCTCTTGTACAGTACCTGTTCAAAGCGAAAGTGGAAATGAACAAGTTACATATTTATCAGGTAGTAACACTGGTCCACAAATTGTTTTAGAAAATAAAGTAATGACTCAAAGTTTACTTGATGATATTTATCAGAAAGTGAAAAATATCAACTTTTATCCTTTTACTTTAAATTGGAGGGGGAATCCAGCACTAGAAACTGGCGATTGGTTAACACTCACTGATAGAGATGGCACACCGTTTAAAACTCCTAATTTGAGTTATACTCTAAATTTTAAGGGAGGGTTGACAGCAACTAGTTCAGCTAATACCAACTCTTCAGCTCAAACAGTCTCAGCTTATTCCCCACCGCTTAATCAAATTATTAAAGAGATTAATTCTCGTGTAGATGCAGCGGGTAAAAATTCAGTTTATGACGGAACAGAGGAACCTCCTTATCCCAAAGAAGGGGATATTTGGTTCAAAAAGAATGGGCCGGATGATGAAATATGGATTTATACAAAACTTGCGGATGGATCTTACGATTGGGTAATGACTACTTCTACAAGATTATCTGATGAAATTCAGGAAAAAATAGATAATTCCGTTCCATCTGATGAAATTGTAAAAACAATCAATTTATCACAAGAAATGGATGGTAAAGAGTGGTTAAAAATTACGGGTGCAAAAATTTGGTTAACTGATAAAACTCGAATAGATGATGCTATCATCCAAGATGCAATGATTGGAAATTTGAGTGCTTCAAAACTAAATGCTGGAACAATTAACGCTTCGTTAATTAACATCATTAATTTGAACGCTTCGAATATATCGACGGGAACTTTGACCGCTGTTGATATAGAAGGGGTAAAAATCAAGGGTTCTAAAATCACTTCTGCGGGAGATGATTTTTCTATGCTTCAGGATAATGGAGCAATTACTTGGATAAGAAATAGCGATGGCAAAGAAATTTTTAAATTTTATACCACGTTAATTAATTTGCAAGAAGGAAATGTTCGACTTGATGTTTCTGATTCTGGCTCTTTATCCATTTATAGTCAAAAAACGGATAAAGATTTCTTGCATTTTTCTGCTGTTGGGAACACTATGTCATGTTCTGCAGAATTAGATCGATTGCAAATAACAGGGGATAATAATTCGCTTTCATATACTCCAACAAACTTTGAATATCAATCTAGTGGTGACAATCGTCCTAATTTGAGAGTGGGAGTGACTGGCTTTAAAATAGGAAGTAATGCAACTTACCTATCAGGAGATAACAATGGAGCAATAACTGCTGTAGCAAGTGCTTTGAACATTTTAAGTAATGTTAAAATTAGCCAATTCACTAATATTGGTGGAAATCTTAGTGTTAACGGTAGTCTAAGTGTAATTGGTTCTAAAAATGCTGCTCACGTCACAAGAGATGGGCTTAGATTAACTCCAGCCTATGAAACGGCTGAGTCATATCTAGGCGATATCGGAACAGCAGAAACAGGTGAAGATTGCACAGTTATTGTTCCTATTGAAGAACATTTTTCTGATGTTATTAATACAGAATTCGAATATCAAGTGTTTTTACAAAGCTATAGTGACGGTTTTGTTTATATTACATCCAGAGATAAAACGAGTTTCACAGTGCAATCATCTGTCCCTAATCTTCCTTTTACATGGGAAATTAAGGGTAAGAGGAGAGGATATGAAAATGACCGCTTGACTTTGACTGATATGAAGTTTGAAGAAATAAAAGAAATTGAAGAACAAAACTTTAAAGAGGAGAAAGCATGAATAAAGAAATTGATGCAGAAAAATTGATTAACAAACTACTATCTAAAATTACTCAACTAGAGTTTGATAACGCTAAATTATCAGTATTAGTTGAAACATACGAGCAAGAAAATTCTAAGGAGGTTGGCAAATAATGAGTTATGAAAAGCAAACCTGGAATAAGTATGATGAACTAAAAACTGAAGAAGAGAATATCGAAAATGGTGCGGTTGTTACTGACAATCGTATGAACCATATGGAAACTGGTATTGGTGATAATGATACTAATCTTGCTTCACATCTTGCAGATAAAAATAACCCTCACAAAGTTACAGCTGCACAAGTAGGGCTCGATAAGGTCGATAATGTTAAACAAGCTTCAAAAGTAGAGTTTGACTCACATACAAGTAATAACTCTAACCCACATAAGGTTACTGCAGCACAAGTCGGCCTTGATAAAGTTGATAATGTTAAACAAGCGGCAAAGACTGATTTTGATTCTCATGTCAACAATAAAGCTAACCCTCATTCAGTGACAGCAAGTCAAGTAGGTTCGTATTCAAAAATAGAAGCAGATGCAAAGTTTGCGACCAGTCAATCACTGACAGACTTATCGAATAAAGTAGTTGTTGACAAGGGAAGCTTAACAAGTGTAACTGATTTAAACAGCCTGACAAGCAAAGGGTTTTATCGAATTGGTGGGTTGGTTGGTGGAACGGATGTTTTGAATGTTCCTTCTGAACTAAGTGGGTTAAATTTCTATGCTTTTTTGACAGTCACAGGTTCACTTCAAGAATTAACAGTATATTCTCCTAAACAAGATACAACTTGGACTTATAGTCGTTCTGTTTCAGGAACTTCTCAAACGTGGAGCCCTTGGTCAAAACTGTAATGGCTGATGATTCTGGGAAAGTGACTGTAACAAGAATTGAAACAACCTCTGACGTTAGAACTTGGGTTTCACTTATCTTAAGTAATGCTGGGACTGCTGTACTTAGATATAAAACAATAAATGGTGTTGTCTACTTGTGCGGTGAGGGTAACTGGGGTTCATTTACTGCTGGTCAATCTAAAACCATTTGTATTCTGCCACCTGAATTGAGACCTGATGTAACTTGCAACTATGTTATTACTACTCAAAATGGTAGTGGTCAACCAATGGAGTTACAAGTTCAAACTGGAGGAAACGTTAATCTTTGGAGTGGTTTAGCCTCTGGCGGTAGATACGGTGGATTTGTTGGCAATTATCCACTTCCATAAAAAAGAAAAGAGAAAGAAGGAGTAATGGTGGAAAAAGCATAGCAAGAAGTTCTTGAATAAATTATAAATAATTAATAAAATAAAAGACCTATCAATGGATAGCTTTTTTAATATGAAAGGAAAATACAAATTGGAGTATCAATTATTTGGGGTTTCAGGACTGATCTTAATCATTTTAGGACTGACATGGTTAAAAGATGGGGAGAAAATGGATCCACCTTTGAGAAAAAGAATCATTATTGATTTAACAACAATCGCTTTGTTTTGGATTGTATTTGAGTTTTGGCACTTCTCAAGCTCAAGAGCTTATGAAAATGAAGTAAATTGGATCATCAATGGTTCGCTTGCTTTCTTTGGGGCACGAATGATTCAATTGATTTGCCAAGTAAATCCAATGTTTCAAGAGTTGGTGAATTACTTGAAATCTAAGAATGACAAAACAGATGTTATTGAAAATGAAAGTACAGAGGAAAACAAATGAAAAAGTTGATTAAAAAAGCTGCCATTGGAATGGTAGCTTTCTTTGTTGTTGCAGCAGGTGGACCTGTATTTGCGGCAGTCGGTGACCAAGGGGTGGACTGGTCAAAATATAATGGAGACTATGGTAACTTTGGTTATGATCATGATAAGTTTACGATTGCTCAAATTGGTGGAACTTATGGCGGTTCATTCGTGGACCAGGCAACTTATTCAACACAAGTTGCATCTGCCATTGCTCAGGGCAAACGAGCGCACACTTACATTTGGTATCAAGTCGGAGGTTCGCAAGAAGTAGCAAAAGCAGCACTTGATCGCTACTTGCCAAAAATTCAAACTCCTAAGAATTCTATTGTCGCTTTGGACTATGAAAGTGGGGCTAGCGGAGTTAAGCAAGCAAATACTGATGCTATTCTTTACGGAATGCGACGTGTAAAAGCGGCTGGATATACTCCAATGTATTATTCTTACAAGCCTTACACTTTGGCCAATGTTAATTATAAGCAAATCATCAAAGAGTTCCCTAACTCACTATGGATTGCGGCATATCCAAATTATGAAGTGACACCAGTTCCAAACTATAGCTTTTTCCCAAGTATGGACGGAATTTCGGTATTCCAATTCACCTCAACTTATGTCGCTGGCGGACTTGATGGAAATGTTGACTTAACTGGAATTACTGACAAAGGCTATGAAGGAGGAAACGCCACTAAACCTGATACTGACACACCAGCCACTGATGACGGTAAAGATGCCAACGAAGTTACTCCAAACGAAATTCAAGAAGGAATGACTGTCACAATCAAGTTTAGTGCCACAAATTACTCAACAGGACAAGCAATCCCTAAATGGGTTAAGGAAAATTCCTATAAAGTCCTTCAAAAATCTGGCAATAAAGTCTTGCTTGATAACATCATGAGCTGGGTTGCAGCAAGTGATGTTCAAGCGCTAGACACAGGCGGAAGTAATTCAACTGGGAATACTCAAACTCATATCGTCCAATCAGGCGATACTTTGAGTGCAGTTGCTTCAAAGTGGGGTACAAACTGGCAAGAATTGGCTCGTCAGAACAGTTTATCTAATCCGAACATGATTTACACCGGTCAGGTTATCCGTTTCACAGGCGGTCAATCTGGGACTAAATCACGAACTTACACCGTACGCTCAGGCGATAATCTTTCATCAATTGCCAGTCGTTTAGGAACAACAGTTCAAAGTCTAGTTTCAATGAACGGTATTTCAAATCCTAATTTGATTTATGCTGGTCAAACCCTAAATTATTAAAAATTATACCTGACTTCGGTCAGGGCTTTTTGTTATGGTAAATCATAAATTAAGGTATAATATATTAAGAAAATTTAGTAAGGGAATATATTATGAGAAAAATTTACTTTCTTT